AGGACTGGAATTTCTTTGCTGTTCGAGCGGGGGCTTTCGCCAAGTGAAGTTCAAATGTTTAGTGGCCATAAGACAATCAGTTTAATGATCAAAACTTATACAGCTCATAATCCTGAAAAGGTTGCTAAGAAATTGAACGCAAATTAGGAATTTTAAAAATATTTCTATAAATAAATCATCTATAGATTTTGTGTTTCCTTCTGTATCTCGCAAAGAAACACCTAATTGCTGTATTGCATCTAGACCAAGGCCAGTACCCATTGCGGCTTCACCCATACTTTTTGAGAAAAAACGTAAACTTTTATCAAAATTTTCTGCGGCTACTCCAGATTGTTCAGCCGCAAATTGAAATCTTTGTAAAAACTCTGCGCCTACGCCTATAGATGATGAGACTTTAGCTAAATCATCAGCAG